TTGATTGTTTACGTCGTTGTTGCCGCGATTTCGGTGTTGCTGGCTGTGGCAGCCTATTACGCGCGATTTGCCGTATTCTTAAGCCAAGGATTTTCATCGGACCCAACTACCTGGGGCGATTTCGGCAGCTACGTCGGCGGGGTGCTTGGGCCAATCCTAAGCTTCATTTCTTTAATTTTTATCATTAAATCATTGCGACTTCAGAATGAGGCAAATGAGGCTCTTCGAAAACAGGCGCAAGAGAGCGAAAGGTCTGACCAGCTAAAGTCTTTTTCAGTTTTGTTTTTCAACATGATCGACTCGCAAAAGTCTTTGCTCGAAAAATTTAAAATTTTGTTTTTTGAGAATGGCGTCGGTATAACTAGGCGTGGTGTTGATGCGATTGTAAAAATTGAAGACGAAATAAAAGTGCTGCGGGATTTAGGGGGGTCGGATGAGCGTGTGGCTGCTTACATTGAAGACGTCGATGCAACTGATCAAATTTTCGGTATTCTTCGTGCGTTTTATATCTCCGTGAAGATGGTTTCAGAAAAGTTGAGCGATAGTAAGGGATTTTCTGGAAGCGAGAGAATTGATTTTCTGAATACTTTGATAAATTTCACTGACTTTTCTCAGCTTCGATTGGTCGTTATGGGAATTCAGTTTATAGATTCTGCGGCCGCAAGCTATTTAAAAGGGAGCGATGAGTTTGTTTCTGTTTTGAACATCTCTGGCTTGCGGTTAAACTTATATTGAACCGCGCGTGCTTGCATAACGAAGTTTTTGTCGCGCAGGTGACCAGCGCTTCGCTTTCCCCGTAAAGGAAGCCTGTAGCGCGGCTACGGATGCACGGCGAGCGCGAGAGCAAACGGAACGCGCAAAGAGGGCCGGCTTGTTGTGTCGGGTGCCGGGGAACCCCGCGCCAGCACCCCATCCCGAAATTTCGCCGCGTCGGAGGCGGGGAGGCACTTCGGGCCCGCCAGCCGTGATACTACCTACGCTGCCGGGCCTTGTCGATTTGCGCCGTCCCCATTGCGGTGCGGACGTCAAGGCTTCGACCTGGCGCGATACCTTTTGATGATCTCGTCAAGGTGTGCGATTTTGCGTCGCACCACTTCCATTTCCGAGTCCATGCGATGTTTTGCGTAACCTTGCATTGACTCCGTGAGCAGGCGTTTGACGGGTTTCAAGGCGGCTTCCGTCTCGTCATGGTCGAGGTCTGGCATATCTCCGTATACGGCGATTTCTGCCTGTCGCAGCTTGGCTGCGAAGCGAACTCTTTCCAGGTTCTGGTGAAGCTCCTGCGCTTCTGGTAGTTCCATTCGGTGCGCTCCCCTGAGGACCTGATCGTCCGAGACGAGCAAGCGTGTCATTTCTGGATCCCCCAACGTTTCGTCCGCCCATTTGGTAATTGCGGCCTCAAATGCTGCTCTTGCCGCCGATGCTTCAAGGAAATATCGATTGCTGGAGGGCTGTTCTTCGCCCTGCCTCGGGAAGCCGTTGTCGCCGGGGGCAACGTGCCCGTGCTGGGGGTCTGAAAGTCCGGTGACGAGCCAAAACGCGTACTGCGGAAACGCTTTCCCAATCGTCTCAATCATGTCGGGCATAGCTCGCTGACGACCGTGCCATACGGCCTTCCACCTATTCGCATCAATGCCGGTCTCGTCCTGCAGCTGCTTGAAGCGTCGGCTTGTGTCGAACTTGAAGTCGATGACTGCGCGAAGGCGGGCGTCAATATTTTGCATACAAATCTCCTTGACTCAATTGCGTTTGATATGTACATTGCGGTGCATCCGGTCACTAAATGTGTTTACCATACACAATAGTAGTTGGTTCTTCCCTTTAAGTGCAAGGAGTGTCTCATGTCGAAGCAGAAGTTGACCATCCTGTCCGTAAACACCCGCAGCGGCGTATCGCAGAAGTCTGGGCGCCCCTACACGATCCGGGAGGCGCAGTGCATCCTGGAACAGTCGGTGGACGGCGTCTCAAGCATCGTCGTCGGAGTTATCAACCTGCCCGAAGCATTGGCTGACAGGTCTGCTGGTGACTACCTCGCGGAGTTTGCGCTGGCGCAGGGCAACGGCCAAGACGCTGGCCGTCTTGTGCCTCGAATCGTCTCCCTTGTGCCGTTCGGAAACGTGCGCGCACAAGCCAAAGTTGAACCGAAAGCGGCTTAGGCCCCATGGCCGCCGGTTCTGTTCAGTTGGTGCTGGTCTGCGCTCCCGCGGTGTCAGCGGATCAGGTGAACACTGTTGATCAGCAGGTGTGCCCTGCTGTCGCCGGTCAAAGCTTTCATCTCCAACAACAACAAGCCTACGTCCTAGCGCCTGAAAGCGCGGGATATATCGACTCGATAGCTCAACCGTTCGATTACACGGCAGCGGCTGGCTTTTGGGGCTTGGCTTTCACTAGCATCATCACGTTGTGGCTGGTGAGCCATGGTTCGGGTGCGATCGTAAATTTCCTGCGTCGTTCCTGATTTTCTTTCGCGGGTGAGACCGCTTTTTATAGGAGTACGAAATATGAAGACGAAACTCAAGATGTTTGGCGCTCGTGGCGCTGCTGTGGCTGCTCTCGGTGTCGCGTCGGTGGCGCATGCGCAGGCTGCGGCGGCTGCTGGTCCGGACTTCTCGACGCTGACGAGCGGCATCGACTTTTCGACGGTCACGACCGGCATTCTCGCGGTTGCGGCGACGCTCATTACGGTCTACGTCGCCATCAAGGGCGCGAAGATCCTGATGTCGATGGTGCGCGGGGGTTAAGCGACCGGCTAGTGACTATCGGTGCGGGGGCTGCGGCCTCCGTTTTCGTTTGCGGGGGTTTCGTGGACTCGAATAGTGCTTGGTACCTGGTGATGTTCATTTTCGGCATGGTCTGCGCCTGGGCCGTGATCGTCGGTTTTAAGGAGTCGTGATGCGTATCAGGAATGCAGTCCTCTTCGTGTCGATCAGTTGTGTGTTCGGTGCGCAGCTTGCGCACGCTCAGGCGCTTCCGGTGGCGAGTTTCGCGATTAATCGGGCCGAAGCTGCGATCATTACTCGCGTGGCTGCCGCTCGCGGTTTTGCGGCGAATGATCCGCGTATTGCAGCGACATTGACCGGCATGGGGCAGGCGTCAACCGCGTTGAATGTCGTTTCAACCGGCGCTTCGGTCGCGTTGGGTTTTGCGGGTGCGCCTGTGTGGCTGACGGTTGCGGCGGGGCTGGGAATCCTTGCGGCGGGGTCCTACCTCTATGCCAATAACGGTCAGTTGTCGTTGTCGCGGTCGTACGATGGAAGGGTCGTTACGGTGCAGCAGCCGCTTCCTGTTTCGGCGGGTGCCGGGTGGTCTCCGGTTTCTGGTTCGGGTACCGACGGTTTGTCTGTGAAGATGAACGCGCTGGCTTCGGCTGATATTCCCGTTTATCACACGTCGTCATGTCTTTCGACCAGTCCGTGTGCGGCTTTTCCGGCTGAACCGACGAGCGGGAATAAGAATTTCTATTTGAGTTCTGGCGATTATTCGGTTATTGCCGCGTCTCTTTCTCAGGCTCAGCAGGCGGAACAGATTATTGCGAGTACGCCGCAGAGCAATGCTGTTGCGGGTGTTTCGGCGTCTCTTTTCTTTACGCCGAATGCCGATGGCACTGCTTATACGTTGCAGGAGTCATTGACGAAGGGTATCTGTACTGTTTGGAACGGTACTGATTGCGTGTCGGGTACCTATGATTTTTCGACGTATTCATATCCGAAAGCCGGGATATTGGCATATTGGGTTGTCGGACCGGGGGTTACGCCGGTTGGCGGCACTGATCTTTCTCAGATTTATCCGCAGCTTTCTCAGGATGCTTTGAAGACGCCACTCGATCCGAGCACGCTTGCGCAGATGACGAATCAGACGTGGCAGCAGGCAGCGAACCAGCCGGGGTATCAGGGTTTGCCGTACTCGGTTTCGGACCCGGTTCAGTCTCAGGATGTGCAGACGTGGGCACAGGCGAATCCGAGTGCGATGCCTAATATTGGCGATCTGTTTACACCGGCCAGCAATCCGGGGACGTCCGTGGTCATCAGTCCGACAGTTTCGCCGACCGGTAGTGGTGATCCGGCCAGTAGTCCGTCTGCGGGTACTGGTAATGATGTGAATGTCGTCAATACACCGAATGTCAACGTGATTAACAAGGTGTCGGTTGATCTCGGTGCTGATCCCGGTGTGGGTACGCCGACGATGGAGGCGACGCCGACAATTTCCATGATCCTTAGTCCGTTGGTGAATATGTTGCCGGACCTCAAGCAATGGTCGATGCCTGCGCATAGTGCGGCGTGTCCTGAGCCTACGTTTTCGGTTTTGGGGAAAACGTTCACGCTGTCGGCGCAGTGTGATCTTGCGGAGTCTCATCGTCAGGCGATCTATACCGCGTTTGCTGCGATGTTCACGCTTGCGGCGCTGTTCGTTGTGCTGCGTGCGTAAGGGGGAATCATGTTTGCGATTTTGATTTCTGCTGCGAACGTTGCGCTCGGGTTTTTGCTGCGCTCGATTATTGCGAAGTTTTTTCTGTATTTCGCGCTGTATTTCTTTGTTACGGAAACGGTTTCGTTTCTACAGTCGGCCAATATTCTTCCGTCCGCTGCTTCTTTGGCGGGTGCGTTTGGTCAGATTGGTTCGGATGTCTGGTATTTCCTCGACTTGTGTGCGTTTAGTTATGGTGCGCCGTTGCTGGTTTCGGCATTGGTCGCGCGTTTCATCATTCGTCGGCTTCCTATTATTGGGTGATCCATGAGCTTCGTGAAAAAGGTGTTCGCTTCGACTTACGATTTTTCGTTTCTCGGCCTTCTCTCATTTGCTTTGTCGGCCGGATTTGTGGGGGCGGTTGGCACTGTTATGGAAATTGGTAAGTATTTTGTGATTACGGTGCGGTAGCGATGGCGATTAATGCGTATTGCGGCGTGATGGGTTCGGGCAAGTCGTATGAGGTCGTGCAGGGTCCGCTGCTCGATGCGATTGCCAGCGGTCGACGCGTCGTAACGAACGTGGACGGCATCAGCGAGGAGCGAATCCACGAGTTCTTGATCGCGAAGGGGCGTGGCGGCGGTTCGCACTTCGGCGCGGTGGTGCATGTCCGGACTGACGACATCGGCGAGCCAGCGTTTTTTCCGGTTGAGCATGAGTCGGCGGAAGGGGCGACCGTTACGCCGGGGTTCGTGCAGCCAGGCGATCTGCTGGTGGTCGATGAGGCGTGGAAGTTGTGGGCGTCGGACAAGAAAATCTCCGACGAGCACATGGCGTTTTTTCGGATGCACCGGCATTTCACGCACGCCGAGACCGGTGTGGCCTGCGACGTAGTGTTGATGGTGCAGGACATTGGCGACCTGCATCGCAAGGTCAAGCCGGTTGTTGAGCTGTCCTTTCGCATGCACAAGCTCAAGTCGTTGGGACTGTCGTCGGGGTATCGCGTTGAGCAATACGAGGGCTGGAAACAGAACGCCAAGACGCGTGTTGGAACCTATGTGCGCAAGTACAGCAAGGAGATTTTCCCGCTGTACAAGAGCTATGCGGGCGTGGGTGGCAAGGAGGCTGTGGTTGACAAGCGTCAGAACATCCTTCGCAACAAGCGGTTGTGGCTCATCGTCGCGGTGCTTGTGGCGATGCCAATTGTGTCCGTCCGATTCCTGTGGTCGTTTTTTCACCGGGCGGCACATGGCACTACGGCGGCGGTTCCTCAGGCCGCTTCGTCGCCGCCCACTGGTGCTGCCGGGTCGTCCGTGGGCCCTGGAGGCGGTCCTAAGTCGTTTTCGGAACACTGGCGCATCGCCGGGAGTTATAGCGGTTCGGGTTGGGCGTGGGTCGTGGTGGCTGATGGCGCGGGACGGTTGCGGATGGAAAGCCCCTCTGTGTTCCAGAACACGGGGGTCGTGCGTGTTGGCACGATCGATGGCGAACGAGTCTCCACATTTTCCGGCGGGATGCCTGCTGGCGGTGTCGGGGGCGCGGGGGCTAGTGCCGCACTCGGCGGGGTGACGAAGTGAGGGGGCTCGTGGCTGTGCTGTTGCTTGTGGTCGGTGTGGCAAACGGTGCTGAGCCAGTTGTACCGGCTTTGATGCCGACGATTCCGCCTCTTCCACCGACGCTCTCTGCGCAATTGGGTGATGGTGTAGGGTCGGGGCGTCTCGCTGCGGCGCCTTTGCTGCCCCTGAAGATGGGCAACGCGAAATCGGTGGATCTGCGGTTCGTGAATGTCGCTCAGGTGATCGACCTCGTATATGCGGACATGCTCCAGTCGCAGTACGTGATTGCGCCCGAGGTGCTGGCCGACACGCGCACGGTGTCGTTCCGCTTCGACCGTGCGAAGGGTGACATTCGTGACGTGCTGGGCGACTTTCTAACGTCGCTCGGGTACGGCGTGGCCAACAAAAACGGCGTCGATTATGTGTTCAAGCGCAAGGACGACGACAAGGCAGAGCCGGACAAGCAGGCGTTTGTGTACACGCCCAAGTATCGGACTGCGGATTATCTTGCTCGATTGGTGCAGCCGCTCTTTAACGGGCAATTCACAACGAACCGCGCCGTGCCTGCTTCGGCTGGTTCGCGTTCGCATGGCGATGCGCCGCCTACGTCGGCGGCGGCGATGGTCGATCAGTCCTCGGACACCATGGTGTTTCTCGGCTCCGCCAAGGAGATTGCGATGCTCAAGTCGGTGCTGCAGCAGGTGGATGTCAAGACGGGCGAAGTCGCGATCCGTGCGTGGGTGTACGAGGTATCGACGGAAAACGACAGGACAACGGGTTTTCAATTGGCGGCAAGCATCCTTGGCGGTCGGCTAGGGATATCACTGGGTATGGGCACGGTGGACGACAACGCGAACGCGCTGCGGCTGCATACGGGGTTTCTGGACGCTGCGATAGCAGCATTGGATTCCGACAGCCGCTTCCGCGTGGTCACGTCGCCGAATCTGCGCGTGGCGTCCGGCAAGCATGGGCGGCTGAACGTGGGGCAGTCGGTGCCGGTGGTTGATTCAGTGTCGTATCCGAATTCGGGCGCGGCTCCTGTGCAGTCCGTGACGTATCAGGATGCGGGGGTGATCTTCGATGTGCTTCCGACCGTGAAGGACGGTGTGATCGACACTGATGTGACGGTTGAGATTTCCGACTTCCAGAAGACGAGCACGGGTGTGAACAATTCGCCAACAAAGAACACGCGCAAGTTAGAAACAAGCGTAGCGCTGCACGATGGCGAGTTGGTTGTGATGGGCGGGTTGAGCGAGGGCAAGGATTCGCACGTGACCAGCGGTATCCGTTGGCTGCCATCGTTCATGGATGGGGTGTCCAGCGGGGCGAGCAGGTCTGACATCGTGTTGGTGTTGCAGGTTCAGAGTATCTGATAGCGAGCGGCGGCTGGCGCCGGGGTCAAGGCTCGCGTAGCGACCCGCAGGGCCTGGCCTTGACGCTGGCTATACCGCCGGATGCTGTGGTCATGGGTTGTGTCGGCCATAGGACGGCACAACCCATGTTAACTGGGTGCGGGAGCTAACCGAGGGAGCGGCGGTGTATATCGAGGAAAGATTGCGTGACGGTAGGCGGAGGCGCGTATGGGTGGGGCGTCGGCCAGCGTTCGTTATCGTCAGAGGTGGGCGGTCATTGTTGGTGGTGCGTCCGAGATTGGCGCGGCTGGCGAAGCTGCGCATTGGCGGCGTCGTGGCGTTGAACTCGGTGGCGGGCGGCGCGCTTGCGATTAG